CCCGCCGCTGCGTGACATTATACTAAGATCAGGGAAAACATTCATTGCCTTAGCTACAGCCAGCTCTCCAGACATACCGACATACTCTACCTCAAAGTCATCTTCTTCGGATATCTTCTGGTTGGGTATTCCGTCCTTGCGGGATATTGCTGTCCTAGCTTTAGCTACCTGCTTTGCCAGCTCATCTTCTATTTCGTTTAGCTTTACTTTCATTACGCTTTCTTTGTTCGCTTTCCCATGCCCACCCTTTTCTTCTCGGCGACCAGGGCTTTCTTTTTCTTGCCAACCTGTTTCCAGGTCTTCGGGGTTTTCTTTGAAACTTTCTTACTTGGCCTGCACTTCTTTACCTTATTCTTCTTCTTTCCGCAGGCATCTCCGTCCTGATCAGTCCACTTTTCCTTGAACCAACGCTTCAGGTTTGCTCCAGCCTTTGTTTTTCGTACAGCCATTACTTACCTCCCGCCTTCTTCTTTCTGCATTTAGCGATTGCACCTGATGCATAAGCACTGGGAAATACCTTATACTGCTTCTTTACCTTGTGGTAGCAAGCATCTTTCTTTGATTTAGGTTTAGCTTTCTTCTTTCTAGGCATTATAACTCTTGGTTTGTATAGTCCAGCACGCCAGTCGGTGTCCTGTTTGTTATCTTAATAAAGAGATCTATGACCTCAAGCAAGTCACATGTAGGTATAGAGTCGTCAACAGACAGACATATCGTCTGTCCTCTGTCCTCCCATATTAGTTTTATCATTTCCAACCTAGGTTTTCGGTGTTTATCTTACCCCAGCACTCACCTTTTGTCATAGCAAGGAAGGGTACATAGCATCCGCAGCCCATCTTCTTATTCCACAAGGGGCGGCATTGCCTAAGATTCGCATTATATATCGGGCAGCGACCACAGGTACGCAATCGCGTACGCCAGGTTTTCCTGCCCACGCCCAGCATAAATCCTTTATGAAGCATCTTTAATAAGGGGAGGATTCCATTTGTGCCACCCTCAAGCTTGACGATGGCCCACCACTCACGGAACCTAACAGGCTTTAAGCCTAATATCTTCATCTTGTACATCACTTTACCCTTAAAGTACTTTAATGTCAAGTATATCCGCAATGTCACCCCATAGGGGGTCTATATATTTCAGATTCTTGGAAACTAGAGAAACGGTACATATATACCGATAACACATCGCGTGCGTTCCCCCCTACCCCGACCCCCCTGAGATACAACTGCACTTGTATATTACACAGCCCGTAAACTGCTCTTACACAGCGAGTTAGTAGGGTGAGTTTCGTTTTTCGATTCTCCGATCCAATCGAGTTTACCTTCCTCGGTTGTTGATGCGTATTATTCACACGAAGGGAGGAGGAACTGCCTTATGACAGACAACACCAACAACACACCATTCGATTCCCGTGACCTGGGAGAAAACAAGGTCGTCAATGTTAACCCTCTCCTAGTAGGAGAGAAACTTCTTGGTTTGCTAACGAAGTTAGCACAGAGAGGTTTGATGGAGTTCGATTCCGAAAGGAATCTCGCCATGGTGGTCAAGAGGATCTTGACCCAACAGGCAGGAACTACTGAGCAAGCTCAGAAGTTCCGAGCTTGGCTCACTTCTCAAGGCTTCCGAGGAAGCCGTAGAAGTCGGTCATTCTACCTAAGTCTTTCAGACTTAGAAGCCCGTGGTGTTACCATCGTAGATGGTAAAGCACAGGTTTGTGAACCGAAGGTTCAAGCCAAGGCTAAAGCCAAGGCGAACCCCTTCGGGGAAATCATGGAGCTTAGTTAAGCTCCTTGGTGGGGTAGCCTTAGGGCT